GCCGTCGCCGCCCTCTCGCAGGTCGACGACCGCCGGGACGATCGCGACGTTGTTGCCGGTGATGTACTTCGCGAACCGGAACTTGGCCGGCGTCGTCTGCGCGGTCCCGAAAGCCGACTGCATCGCCAGGGCGATGTAGGCAGCCGGGTCGGCCGAAGTGAAGCTAGGCATGCCGTACTCCTCTCTTAGATCTCGACCTGGCGGACGAGGAAGTCGAGCTCGTAGATCCCCCGCCAGGTGTGCTCGCCGTCCGGCTCGAAAACGGCTCCTGGCTTGGACACGAGCGGGGTGATGTTGTAGGCGTGCGCGAGGCGCTCCTGCGGCTCGTCGTCGTAGAGGACTTCGATGATCGCGCGGACCTGCCGCTGGAGCTTCTGCGCGAGGCGCGGCCCGGTCTCGCCCTGGTCAGCGACGAACACCCGCAGCTGCATCGACGAATGGAGGCCGTGTGACCCTTCGCCGGCGAACCGTGTCGCGCCTTCGAGGACGAACACAGCGGGGACGCCGGGCAGCGTCTCCATGCGGCCGGCGTAGTACGCCTCCGTGGCGGGCGCCTGGATCGGGTTGTCGTCGGCCTTCTCCGCGTTGATCGCCGTGACGCGCGCGGCGTACCCGGCCTTGAGCTTCGCGATCGCGTCCGCGACGATGACCTCCCCGAGCAGCATCTCAATCGCCAAGGCCGACCTCCCTTACCCGCTCCTCGATGAACGCTTCCTGCGCCTGGTCGATCTTCGCGAGCAGCCCCGGCGTCAGCACGATCACGGGCCGCTCCGGCATCGACGAGTAGCCAGGCCCGGCCGTGCGGCCTTCCTGGTGGTACTCCGCGACGGGGTCGTCGGTGCCCCAGCTCAGCGTCTTCGTCGTCCACGTCCCGAGCGTCGTCCGGCCTTGGCCGAACTCGGCTGCGTGGCGGGCGTCGGTGAGCTCCTCGAGGAGCACCCCTGTCCGGATCAGCGGGTCGGGCGGGAACGGCCCGGCCTGTGGGTCTCGCCACGGGCCGACGTTCGACGACCGTGATCCCTTCTGCTTGATCGTGGTCTGCGCCAGCGGCGGCCACGACCCATCGCCGGCGGTCGCGAACCACTCGGCCTCGTGCTCCTCCATCAGCACCATGATCGCGGCCCACATCTCGTCGTAGTCGGCGATCCTGACCTGGAGCCGCTCGAGCCGCTCGCGGAGCTGCACCGCGCCGACGACATCGAGGCGGATCCCCATCAGTCCGGGATCCGCTTGGCGCTGTTGCGGTAGGTCAGCAGCACCCAGAGCGCGAGCGCGGCGTTGACGAACGTGTTGATCGCCGCAGCCTGGGCGCTCGTTACGTCGAAGCCGAACGCCATCACAAGCCCGAGCGTCGCGTTGGCGAACGCGATGACCGAGGCCTTCGTCGCATTGGTCACGGCGGCCTCCTAGAAGAACGTGGATCCGATGCCGAGGCCGGTCGACCACGGTCCGAGGTTCGGCGAGCTCGCGCCGCGGGGCAGCACCCGGCCGGTCTCGCCGGTGTCACGAGTCCCGCCGAGGAGCACCATCGTCCCCTCCTTGAGCGACGTGAGCATCCCCTGGTAGGAGGCGCGGTACTCCGACGCCTTCTTCTCGTTCGGGATCCGCTCGTACAGCAGCGCGAGCGCGCCGTGCTTGACGACGTTCTGCATCTGCAACCAGGCGGTCGCGGCCGAGGAGACGGGGGCGGCCCACCCGCCGGCGGCCGCTGCGGCGTCGGCTTCGGCGCTCGAGATGTCGATCATCACCTGGAACTGCGAGGCGTTGACCGGCACCGACGTTGCGGTGACGATCTCCTGCCCGTAGTTCAGCTGCGGGATCTGCTGCGCGAGCGCGCTCGGCGTCCAGTAGCCCATGCGGCCTCCTCAGAGACGGGAACGGGCCCCCCGCTGCCACACCGGGGGGCCCGTAGGTGTTCGAGCCAGCATCGGGGGATGCGGGCCTGCTGAGTCTAGACGGACGGCCCTAGCCCGACCGGCTTCGGGTCGGGGCAGCCGCAGAGGCCGGTGGTGGTGACGCGGTCGCAGCTCTCACACTTGAACTGGGCCGTCGCCTCGCGCCGCGGCCAGATCCATTCGCCGCAGCCGGGCGCTTCGTCGTCGATGGCGGCGTCCGTGTGCATCGTCACTGCCCACGACGCGGTGTGGTTCAGTCGGATCGCGGCCGGGAGTGGCGCGTCGCCGTCCGCGAAGAACGGTGCGACTTCGATCGAGGACGAGTCGGGGCACGGGTCGACGACGATCGCGGGCCGCAGGATTTCCTCCCCCACGCCGATGTTGACGAGGACGATCCTGCCCGGCGTCGGGTCGAGCGGTGCAACCTCGTGCAACGCCTCCCCCTCTGTCTGCGCGTTACGCATCTCAGGCTCCTTTCGGAATCTCATGCTGGTACGAGGGCGGCGATCATAGCCGCCCACTCCTCGACCCGACGGTCCCAGCTCAGCCCGTCGACTCCGTCGCGCGCGGTGCGGTGGGCGTCCGTCCAGGCGGCCTCGTTCGTCAGCATCTTGACGACGGTCTTCGCGAACGCCTCCTTTTGCGCGTCGGTCAGCTTCGGCTTCCCCGGCCCCTCGAGGATCTCGTCGACGTGGAAGAGGATGCCGTGCTTCCCGACCGTCTCTGCCAGGGCCGCAAGGTCGGTCGCGACGCAGGCGAGCCCGGCTGCCCTGGCCTCCATCGCTGTGATGCACGACGTCTCCATGAAGTCGGTCGGGTACGCCCACACACGCGCCTCGCACATCGCGTCGTGGAGCTCGTCCTGGCCGACCCTGCCACGCTGGAACACGCCTCCGTCTTCGCCGCCGGCGGCGTCGATCAGCCCGAGCACCTTCGCCTTGTACCCGCCGAGCTGCGGGTTGATCCGGGCGACGCGGTCGAACACGTTCCAGCCGTAGAAGATGTGCAGCTCCGCGTCGGCGACCTGCCGACGGATGTACGGCCACAGCTCGAGCAGCTGGTCGAGGCCACGGTCAGCCGACGAGGAGTAGACGACGTGCGGCTTGCGCTCCCAGAACGGCCGCTCGGCGCCCGGGAACCTGTCCTCGCCGCGCGACTCGAGGATGATCCCGTTCCGGATGATGCGGAGCTTGTCGGCGGTGTGCGGCATCAGCCGCTCGAACCTCGCCTTGTGCCAGTCGGACAGCACGACGATGTCGGTCATCCGGTCGGCTTGCCGCTCGGTGATGTCGTAGGTGTGGTCGTGGCACCAGAGCGCCCTGACCGGCGCGTGCAGCTCGACGTCGAACACGGCCGGGTTCCTCGACGAGATCACCGCGTCGGCCTCCTCGCCCGGGTCGAACGCCCGGGTGGGCCGCCAGAGGCCGCCGGCGTAGACGCCGGGGTCGGCGTCGGAGAACACCCTGACGTCGTGTGTCTCGGCGAGCTTCATCGCGACGGCGGTCAGGGCGGACTCGCTGCCGCCGAGGCCGCCCTGACGGATGCTCCGAGGCGACCACGGCTCCCACGCGCCCCCTGCGTGGAACACCACCTTGGGCCGGTGGCGGCCGGGCTTGTAGCTGACGTAGGTGAGGCGGCCGTGGACGACGACGCCGTCTTCGTCCGCGAACCGAGCGCCGCGGTCGAGGAGGTCGGCGGCGAACTGCTGCCAAGGGACGGCGCGCAGGTGGCCCTTCCGCTCGACGAGATGCCACATCTGGATGTTGCCGAGCTCGAACGCCCCGTCGGGGGTCGTGATGCAGACGTACCCGTGCCCCTGGTCGACGAGCTGCTCGATCGCGTCGAGGGTCGTCTCGGTGTCGGGGACGTGCTCGTAGACCTCGAACATCGTCACCACGTCGTAGGCCGGGACTTCGCCGTGCTGGTTGAGCAGCTTCCATGCGTCGTGAAGGTCGCCCTGCACGATCCGGCCGGGGAAGCCGAACCGCTCGACGCGGCCCTTCGCCTTCTCGACGGACGCCTTGTTCAGCTCGACGCCGTCGCAGACGTACTTGCCGTTCACCCACAGGTAGGCGGCCATCCAGGCGTCGTTGCAGCCGAGGTCGAGCACCCGCGGCTTCCGGCCGAGCTGGTCCTCGAGGCGGCGGCACAGGTCGAGGACGAACTTCGCGCGGGGGATGTAGTCGCCGATCGTCGGGACGTGGACGTCGTCGACGGTCGACTCCTTCGGCTCGTCCTCGTACCACCGGGTGTACTCCTCCGGCTTGATCGCGTGCATCACGTTCTCGCGCTGCATCGCGCGCGCCGCGACGATCCTCGGGTCGTCGTCGACGAAGTACGGGACGCACCGGAGCAGCTCGTGCGCCTTGAGGTTCTCGTCGAACTTCACGAGCGTCTCCCGCAGCGCGAGCACCGACCTGACCGTCGCGGCGACCATCGCGTCCCACTCGAGCGCCTGCGCCTTCTCGGCGAGCATCGGGTGCGACGGCATCAGCTGCGCCGCCTGCTGGAACGTCGCGCGGGCCTCGTCCCATCTGTCCTGGCCGGCGTACGCCTCGGCGAGCCGGACGAGCGGCAGGAACGTGAAGTCCATCGGGTTCAGGATCAGCGTCGACTGCGGCTTGCCCTTCTCGAGCACCCGCTTCGCCCAGACCTCGACGCGGTCCCACTTGCCGAGCATCGAGAACCACTCGCACAGCCCGACGGCGTTCTCGGTCCAGTCGTCGCGCTCCTTGATCGCTTCGAACTCGACCTCGACCGCCGCGGCCGGGTTGCCGAGCTGCGCCATGCAGACCGCCATCTTGTGCGCGACCTGGCTCCGCTCGTCGCCGACCTCGGAACGCGGGTCCTCGAGGTACTCCGCGAGGTAGGGGGCCGCCCCGGTGTAGTCGCCGGCGGCGAGCTTCTCGGTGCCGAGGTACGCAAGCGTCCGAAGGTCGACGAGGCCGCCTTCGGCTGCGCGCTGCTTCGCCTCGTGCTCCAGAAGGATGTCGAGGTTCCGGCTGGGCGCGTACCGCTCGGCAGGCCGGTTGTGCACGAACCTGATCTGGCCGGGCGGCACGATCGCGAAGTTCGCGGCGGGCTCGCCGGGCTTCGTCGTCCAGACCTCGTGGACGGGCTCGACCCAGTGGAAGCGGCCGTTGTTGCGGAGGAGCCGCTCCCGCCAGAGCTCGCAGACGGTGTTTCCGGCGACGTCGCGGGCGTAGTCGTAGTAGATGAGGAGCCCGTCGATCGCCTGGTGCGTGAACATCGCGAGCTGCCGGAGATGCTCGGCGCCGACGATGACGTCGTCGTCGTCGAGCCAGAACAGCCAGGTCGCGTCGGCGGCCATGTCGAAGCTCTGTTGCCGCGCCCACGCGAAGTCGTTGCGCCACTCGCCCCGCTTGACCTTGATCGGCGCGAGCGGCACCTTCGCCTTCGCGGCCGGGTTCTCCTCGGTCGGCGCGGGGACGGTGATCGTCTTGCGGCGGTTCAGCTTGTGGAGAAGCGCGACGGTGCTGTCGGTCGATCCGGTGTCGTAGACGCAGATCTCGTCGACGTACGGGCGGATCGAGTCTAGGCACGCCTCGATCGTCGCGGCCGAGTCCTTCACGATCATGCAGGCCGTGATCTTCACCGGGCCACCGCCCGCCGCAGCAGCTTCCTCGTCGACCGCGACTGCACGATCGCGGGGTGGAAGTTGTTGAGCTGGCGGGTCATCGCGAACCGGGGCCGCTCGAGCGTCCCGATCGACACCTGCCTCTGACTGACGAGCCACCGCGCGAGGACACCGGCTGTCCCGTCAGGCATCGTCGTCAGCGTCGCGTAGCAGCGGGGGCACTCGACCCTCTTCCCGGTTGGCGCCTTCGCGCCGCAGTCGGGGCACTTCATCGTCGTCATGTTCGGCTCCTTTCGGTGGATCGCACAGTCAGGCGCCGGGAAAGGAGCCGGCCTAAACCGGCGCCTGAGTCTGCGATCCGGGGGGCACCGGCTTGCCCCCCGTCACTCCTAGATCGTGGCCTACGTGGCGGCCGTGTCGATCTCGTAGCCCGCGCCGGGAGCGACGACCCTCTCGTCGATCGTCTGCCCGGTCGCGTACCAGTCGACCCGTGTGCGGCCGTTGCGGTCGGTGCGCGTCGAGAACGGCTCCGACCGGAATGTGTAGGCGATCGAGGGGTTCTCCGTCGCCGGCGCCCCGGTGACGTAGAGCATCCGGATCGACTTGCCCCACACGTCGGAGTACGACTCGGTCTGACCTTCCTTCGCGGTGTTCTTGATCAGCCCCGGAGTCATCACCCGCATGCCCCACAGCACCGCCGGGAGCGTTGGGAAATACTCCTCGAGGAGCGGCCGCTCGCTGGCGTTTCCGTAGGTGTACTGGAGCAGCGTCGCGAGGTTCGAGTTGGCCGACATCGCAGACGCGACCGCCTCGGGAATCACGATCACGTTCGCGCGGACACCGATCGTCTGCCGCAGCGCCTCACGTCCGGTGAACACGTCGGCCTGCATCTGCGCGAGCGTCGCGGAGTTCCAGACCGCGGCGGCGGCGGCCCCCGACGTGATCTTGCCGCCGTTCGTGGTCTTCCGGAGCAGCGCCGCGACCCGGATTTCACGCTTGAGCGAGAGGCGCGAGAGGACGGCGGACTGCTTGTTCCGTTCGAGGTTGAGCTGGTTGTCGGCGTTGCCGCGCTCCCGGTCGGAGATGTCCCAGGCGAGCTCGCGCCGCTGGGTCTCGTACCGCTCCGTGGAGTGCGACACGTCGACGACGCGAGGCTCGGTGCGGTCGGGGACGAGGTCGTCGACGTCGGTGCCGTAGAAGTCGCCCTGCGTGAACACCGGGTAGATGTCCGACTCGTTGGTGACGCCGATGTACGGGACCAGCTGGTCAGCGATGAACGCATCGGGATCCGGCCGGTAGAGCCGGGCGAGGTTCGAGAGCAGCTGGTCGACGTGGACAGTGGCGACCGTTTCGATGCTGGGCGGCATCTAGAACACCTCCTCGATCTTGACCTGCACCGGCGCGTAGTCGCCCGGCGCTGCGGCCTTGAGGATCGTGCCGACTGCGTACTTCGGCGTGTACGTGGAGCCGGACGCCGCCGCGAAGACGACGCCGGACGCGGTGATCGGGCCGAGGCCGCCGTTGACGGACGCGACACCGACGAGCGACCAGGCGCCGACGGACGCGGCGATCAGCGCCTTCCCGACACCGTCGACGAGAAGTGCTGCGGGGAGGCCGTAGCTCGGGACGGTCGCGATCGAGAGCCCCTGCGGGCGCACGTTGACCGACGACGCATTGAGCACCGACTCGTCCCCGATCCCCGCGAGGGCGATCCCGGCGTTGAACGCCGAGGCTGCCGTCACGGGGAGCGTGCGGACGTGCTGCGTGTGTGCCATGTTCTCTGGCTCCTTCGTTCGGGCGGCCTACCGGCCGGCGTGAGAGATCCCGAGCTGAGTCATCGCCC